TCTGCCTGTCTGGTGTTTACTTTCTCCTGCTCTTCTTTTGTTGGCTTTACTTTATCCCCTCTGCTGATACCTTTCTTTTTGTATCTGCTGGTAAAGTACCTCTCTATCTCTATCGTATTCCCCGCTTTTGTTACCCTCTCTACGTATGGCATATATCTACCTCTCTGTCGGTTCGTTAATACTTTTATCAAGTGTTAAAACGGGCTGCTTGCCCGTTAAATTTCTTGACTTTGCGCCATACATAGCTTATAATTTTTATAGTATTTCAAAGCTGTATAGCTTAGCGCCTATGGTGTTTCCCCACCGTAGGCGCTTTTATTTTTCATGTTTCCTGCCACTCTCTTATGCGGCTTAAGGCATACTCATAAGCCCGTTTATATGCAGCTGTGCAAGCGCTGGCGGTACAGCAGTTCTCATGCCCCATAAGGCTACATAATCTACGCTCGTAACAATGCTTGCACTTATGCAGCTTTGCGTAGTCGCTCGCTACCCGCTCCTGTCGCTTTTCCTCATATTCCAGATGCCGTTTAATCTGGTTTGCATCTATAACCGCAATTCCCAGCATATTTGCTGTATGTATTTCTCTGTCCATTCCCTCTGTTATGCCGTATTTCACACCAGCAATAACAAAATCGCAGCCTTTCAGCAGCGCAAGCCCCGCAGCCATGCCCCTTGCCCGCTCTTCCGGCTTTTTATCGTCCATGCACTGCGTCATATATAAATGTGGCGTAATGGGTGCTAAGCCCGCCTCTAACGCCTGCCGTGTCAGCTGCTGTGCATAATCTATGTTTCTGTCCAGCTCTGCGCCGTCTTTCGCCCTGTATGGGCTGCATATATAAACCTTTCTCATGCCTTTTTACCCGCTTTCTGTTGTGCCTCTGCCCGTGCCTGTTCATTTCCTGCCAGATATGCTGCTAAGCACATCAGCTCGTCTGCTCCCTTTTGGTCTATAAAATTACAATCAACGCAGCATTTACAGTACCCCGTAATCTGTAAATATCTGTCGTATACTTCCTGTGGTGTCTGGCACTGCTTTAAGCTGTCCACCATGCCTGCAAGCTGCTGTATTGCCTTTATGCCTGCCTCGCCGCCCTTTCCGTGTATCCCTACTGTAATCTGCCGCATTTTTGTTGCGCCGTCTGCTCCTAAAATTGTTTTACTCTTCATTCTGTGCCTCGCTTTCTTCCTTAAACCCAGCCAAAAGCATAGTCATTGCATCTATCGCTGTATCAAAATGTTTTCCCAGCTCTGCTGCGTCAACAAGCCCCTGCTTTGTGTTTCTTCCGTTCCCTTTCATTGCTTGCGTTTGCAAAATAGGTTTTAACTGGCTAAGCCCAGCTATGCTGTTCTCTAACTCTTTCTCACTCACGCAGATTTTTACATAGCCATTGCCGATATGTTCAACACTCATTTTCTGCCTCTTCCTTTCTTCTAATCAGCCGTACCGATACCTCATAAGCTGTGCGCTGTTCTCTTTCTCCTGTGGCTGCATCAAGCACCTTTTCATACTGGCGGCTCTGATACCGTCCCAGCAGCTCTACAGTGTCGCCCTGCTGCCACTGCGCCGCCTCGTCTGCCTGTTCCTGCCAGCAGATGCACGGTAAATAGCAGTTGCCGCCTGTAAGCTCATTTCTTACCTTTACCGTAATATCAGTAATGCGCTTACCTCTCGGTGTTTCTCTGTACGTTGGCTTATTCGCTATAACGCCTCTTACTGCTGCCTCGTCCTGCTCTACTGCCTTTTCCGATACCGCCACAAAATCTGCCAGAATATATACCAGCAGCCTACCGCTCTGGAAGTCCTTAAGCGTCTGCACCTTACCTGTCAGTAAAAGCCTGCTGCCCTCTACAAATTCCTGCATAACGTCAAATTCTATGCCGTTGCAAGCCCTGTATGGTACGTCCTCTGCAAATACTACCGTTACCTCGTCCGGCGCGCCGCTTGGTCTTACCGTTTCCAACTTTGCCATATAACCGCAAAACGGCAGCCCGCATAGCTGCTTAATTTCCTTAATCTGTGTAAGCGTTCCTACCAGTCCCGCTGCATTTCCCTTGATACCGCCGCCTGTAAGCTCGTCCATGATTGCAGTATCTAAATCCCGTAAAAAATCTGGCTTTTTTGTCATACTTCCTGCCCTTTCCTTTCTTATATGTAAATGGTGTAGTAAAGCGACATCTGCAAATCACTAAACTTATACTGTGCTGTCTGGTCTGGCTCTAATGGTTTCATAAGCCCCAGCTCTTTCCAGCGTCTGTGCGTTATCTCTGGCACTGCCCTAAACTTCTTTACCTCATGCTCGCTGTATTTTCGGTATTCCTCGCTTATCTCATGGTCTGCAAACGGTTTGAACGCTGCCAGATACCCTACGTAAACGTCTGCCCCGCCCTCGATAATGCGCAGGCGGTCTGAACTCTCCAGCGTGCCTATAAATTCCTTTACTGTCACTGTCTGCCTCTCCTACTTCTCCGGCATTTCGTACAGCCTCGGTATTACTGCTGCAAACGGCTGTACGTCCATGCCGCCCCTTATTACGGCTGCACCGCCAGCCGTAAACAGATAGCTTACGCACGCTTTCTGTATCTCGTCCAGCACCTCTAAGCAGCGCTCTTTTGTGGCATACTCTCCGATTTCCTCTAAGCACCCGTCACTTATGCAAATTACGTGGCGCTTTTTGTCTGCCTCTGCGCCGCCTCTCTTTTTCTTTATGTCCTCGTACTCTCCATACTCTACGCAGGCGTAATTACCGCCCAGTCTATACAGCTTTTCTTTATTCTGGCTGCGTATATATACCTCGCTCATTGCCTTTATCTCCTTGCCTCTAAGTTTTCCATTTCAGAAATGCAGTTTGACGGTATCAGCTCATAAGCTGCCGCCTCTATTTCTGTAAGCGCCTCTTTGTACTCAATGTATCCCCACGCCTGCCGTGCTATCTCTGGTACGTTCTGCCGTTCCTCAAAATTTTCTATATGTAAAATCTCGTTTCCCTGCGGCTTTGGAAATGTTCCCAGTGATAACGGGCGTAAAGGGCTGTAATATCTGTGGCTCATTCTCCCGCCCCGCTTTCCTCTTTATGTTCTTGGTAGCCCTCTAAGTATCCTATTGCCTCTACGTCAATGTCCTTGCCGTCCTTACCGTCGTTGTTTATCTGAATTTTGCCGTAGTAGGCATAAATACAGCAGCCGTCATAGTCGTATACTCTTATGCTGCCCTCTGCGGCTGCCTCTGGTGTTTCAATAACCAGCGGCTCTGCCTGCTGCATCTGCGCTGCTACCTGTTCGTCTGTTACTGGCTCGCTGTTCTTTCCTCTGTACCAGATAGCCAGCATAAACAAAATGATTGCCAGCACGCCTGCCGCTATAATGGCTACGCACTGTATCAGTTTCTTAACTGTCTGTCGTTTCATTATCCTTTTTACCTTTCTGCTTTTCCTGCTCTTCCTCTGCGCACCGTATAAACGCCTCAATGTTGGCAATTTTCTTGTTATGTGTGTTAATAGCTTTTTTGGCTTTTTCATACAGCCAATACCATTGCGCAATTTCCTTATTTTCTTTCTCTTTCTGTAAATCCCTTTTTGCTTTTTCTATTGCATCTTTCAGATTTCCAGAGTATGTAAAATGCCGCATATTTTTTGTTTCTCTGATTTTATAGCTTGCTTTTCCCAATTACTCGCCCCCTTTTTCTACCTCAAAACGTAATTTCATTTGTGCCGGGTACAAATCTACCTTTGGTGCGCTGCGCCCGTTCCAGCGTTTCCCGCCGCACTCTCCTACACATTTCCAGCCAGCCGCTTTAAGACTGCTGCCTGTTTCGGATACTAAAATATAAGTAATCAGTTTTTTGTATCCTAAATTTCTTGCCGCTCTCCATGCTGCCGAATACAAAAAACTGCACGCATTTCTTGTACCGTCTGTGCAAAGTCTATTTACTTCCAGCGTTAGCCCGTTATCCAAATATCTGCTTACTGGTCTACCCACAATAGCCACGCCTACTATTTTCTCTCCGTCGCTTGCCGCAATGCTGAATTTATGCCCCACTACTGGCTTATGGTGTCTATGGTATCTCTCAACAAAAGCATTAGCCTCTTTTAACGTAATTGGTACTAATTCAAGCATTTACTGCCGCCTCTCTTCCGTAGCAAAATAGTAGTTATCTACTATCAGCATTTGTTTACTGAAAAGACACATAAGCCCCAGCGGTACGGTAATAACCGCTATTGTTATGTCGCCCTCTGTCGCCCATGCCGCCAGCACGGTAACTGCCAGCATTGCAAGCCCGTAGGCTTTCTGCTTAATGAAATACCAGCGGCGGCTTTCTTTGCCTGCTCCCGCTGCCGCCTCTGCTCTTTTTTCTTACGCATATCTGCTATGGCATCTGCATAGCCTCTCTGGTATGCGTCCTCTACTATCAATGCCTCTGCTGCCATTCTCTGCCTCTCTTCCTTTCGGCGGCGCTCTCTGTCTTTCCATGTGTGCCGCTCTCCTGTTCTGGCGTTTGGTTTTACCGTGCGGGCTGCTTTTCGCATTAAAAAGCAACTGAAAACCTGTTGACTGTCCACATACTTTCTGGCTGGTATGACCGCCGCTATTTTTCCACGGTATACAGATTGCAGCTATTAGCCTGCTGCCCTCTGCCGCAGGCTCGCCATGCCTGCTACGCAATGTGCCGTGTGGGACTTGAACCCACGACTTGCCGCTTATGAGGCGGCTGCTCTAACCAACTGAACTAACGGCACTCGTGGCGGCTGCTGCCGCCTACTCATTAAATAAAAAGCCTTTTTCTATTAAAAACCTTATCCAATCGCAGCCCGTTACGTCGTCCCGCTCAATGAATTTGTAAAAGCTCTCTGCGTCCTCTATTCCGTATTTCTTCAAAATGTTTCTTGCGTTCTTTGCTGCTGGCGTAGTAAAAACATTCTCTGCGTAAAATGTAGCCTCTATAGTCCCGTAGCTGTTCTTTCCCGCTGGTGTTCTCATTTCCACTACGACTACATTCTTTTTGCTTTTTCTTCCTACGCCCTTTCTTATTACTACTGCCTCACTGAATAACCAGCCATTCCAGCCTCTACGCATAGGTGCAAACTGTGTGCGTGGCACTTCTACTAAGTCGCCTGCCTGCAATTTATTAAAATCTACTTTTTTCATGTGTCTTACCTCTCTTTTGTTATTCTTGTTTATAACGCCTGCTGCCCTGCTGCCGCCGTGTAGGTTTTCAGTGTGGCGTTGCAGCGTTTGAACTCTCTATAAATTGTGTCCCTATGTGTTCCCAGCACCTCTGCAATATCGCTTACACTGCTGCCCTGCTTACTCATAGCCTCTATGGTCTGCCTGTCCTCGTAATGCAGACGCTTGTACTTTCGTTTTGCCATGTTCTATGCTCCTTTCCGTCCTCATTCGCTTTTATGGTAAAAAAATAAGCGTGCCAGAGTTTTTACGCTCTGCACGCTCTTCTTTTCTGCTGTTTCCTATAAAAAAAGAAAATCGGCAGAGGCTTTATAACCTCTTGTCGATTTTCATTCTAAAACTTATCAGCCTGCGGATCAGCAGATTTTTATCTACAATACCATCATACAGCTCCATAGCCCCCTGCATGATCAGTCTTGCAGAAGAAGTCGGCAGTTTTAAATGAATGGTTCCGTGGGCATGCTTGGGTATTTTCCTGCCATACTGATCCGTAGTCACTGCCCCTTTATACGCTTTTCTTCTCACCGGATCCGTCAGATTTTCAATATCATACCCCACCGTCAGAACGATCTGGCTGGCTATAAGCCCTTTATCCACCAGGTCCATTGCCAGCATATCCGCCATTTCCTTTAAAACCAGCTTTGCCTGGTTAAAATCACAGGGACAATGCAATACCTGCCCCGAGCCAATGCTCTTATCCTGAGGCTTGTACGCCTTTATATCTGCAATGGTACATGGCTCATATCCCCATGCATGATCAATGAGAAGTTCCGCATTGATCCCAAACAGTCGAAACAACAGATCCTCATTATAAAAATCCCCAGAACGTCCCAGAGAACACCTGGCAATATCCCCCATTGTATAAATTCCATTTTCTTCCAGTTTTCTGGCATAACCTTTTCCTACTCTCCAGAAATCCGTAAGCGGCCTGTGATCCCATAGCATCTGGCGATAAGACATTTCATCCAGCTCTGCGATCCGCACTCCGTCCTGATCCGCAGCCACATGTTTTGCCACAATGTCCATGGCAACCTTGCAAAGGTACAGATTAGGGGCGATCCCCGCAGTGGCAGTGATCTTTGTTTCACTTAACACATCCTGGATCATTTTCATCGCCAGTTCCCGGGCTGTCATCCTGTAAGTGCCCAGATACTCTGTCACATCCATAAATACTTCATCAATGGAATATACATGGATATCCTCCGGAGCCACATACTTTAAATAAATATGATAGATCTTTGTACTCACTTCCATATAGTGAGCCATCTGAGGGGGCGCGATTACATAATCAATCTCAAGCCGCGGATCCCTTTCAAGCATTTTCGCATCACAAGATCTCCCTGTAAACTTTCGCTGTGGCAATCCGCTTCTTCGCAGACTATTAGCCTGCTTCACCTTCTGCACCACTTCAAATAATCTCGCCCGCCCAGAGATCCCGTAAGCCTTCAAAGAAGGGGATACCGCCAGACAGATGGTCTTTTCCGTCCTTGAAGGATCCGCCACCACCAGATTAGCAGTAAGCGGATCCAGCCCGAGATCCACTGCTTCTACGGAAGCATAAAAAGATTTCAGATCAATAGCAATATAAATCTTATCAGAACCCATGTTTAAACCTCCATGACCAGTTACTGTTTAGTATACCATACGCCATTTTTCCTGTCCATGAACGCTACAAACATTTGTTCTTATCTATTCTTAACTTACTCATTCTCACTTCAATTCAAAATACTGATCATGAAATTCAGATATCCCACATAAGTCAGCCACACCAGATACGGCACCAGCGAATATTAGAATTTTCAGAATATCATTAAAGTCATTTGCTTATTTCTATCTCCACACCTCTTCAGCAATTTCTTTCACCAATTTTAACTTTGCCCACTGCTCTTCTTC